AGCTTTAGAAAGTATCTATAATTACACGTTTAATGCTCTGAAATTAGCATCTAAATAATATAAATGGTCATCACCAGCAAAGAATACACCAGACTCCCAAGATGTTATACTGTCAGAACTTAAACACCCAATATTTTCCTCTGATTCAGATAAGGACCATTGAGATGGACTAGCTGATGGAATTGAAAGTCTAAATATTCCATTCTCCATAAAAACGACTAAATCACCTAATAGGGATTCAAGCCCTATAATTTTACCACCTTGTGCATCAGTTAACTGTATATAGTTAGTGATTGGTATGACATCTGGTTGATTGAGCTCTGAAAATAAAATCCAATTCTCGTGGTCTTCCGTGCCATCATCATTTGTTATACGAACATCACCTACATAATTACGTCCATTGACATATTTTGAATGACGATAATTTACTTGTAGGCTAGTCTCTCCAGTTGGATGAACCACCCCATCAGCTAAAGACCTATCAGCAAAATCAAAGTGTTGATTATTGCCAGTTCCTTTTCTCCACTGATAATTTTCTGAGAGATATAAAGTGGTGCTAGAGGTTGGAAGTGTATTTTCAACATTGTTTAAATATATTGCTTGGCTTGTATTTGCCCTTACCCATCCTCTTGATGCACTCGTTGTTAGGCCCCCAGCCGTAAACATATATCCTTTATGGGAGTTTTCACCTAACCCGAATCCACTATTCATAAAAATATCTGCACTACCACCGAATCCATCTCTTAGTGCACTTACTTTTTGAACTATAATATTATCATAGTAATAGTTCTCTCCATTTTTGGCAAATTGAAATTTTAAATCAACTTTATTATCAGATGTGATATCAACATATTTATACATCTCAAACCAATACCTACCATCTTCACCTCGTACAGCTTTACCATATTGTAATAATTGATAGCTTGTTTTATTATCAACAGAAACCGACATTTGGTGGTGTGCAGAACCAGCAACTATAGCAAAGGCCTTAGCATATGCTTCAGAGGCGGTATGAGATGTCTCTACATCTTGGTGGGTGTACATCAAAGACACCAATACTCTATCGCCATTTGTATAATCATCAGATGTAGAACCAGCCGATGCTATATCCTCTAATATTACTGGGCTATTACCAAGTACATTGTTTGACAAATTTGGGTCCCAAAATAAAGATTTTGAACCAGTGAAATATCGAGTGGTACTATGGTCTAAATCATCAGTAGCGTGCCCTTTTTGCCAAGGATCAGCAGAGCCCCAATCATCATCATCTATATCTGAGGTTTCAAATGTATTTAAATAACCAACAGCCGAATTAACAGAAAGTATAAATTTCTTACTATGTAGAGCTTGCTTAATATCATCGTGGTCCCAATAAATATGGTCTAGGCCACTGGCAAGAGTAATTATTTGTCCAGATACGGAGCTAACGTTATAAGTACCACCATCTCTTAAATCCAAAACTTTATAAGTATTATCTACACCAGTCAAGCTACTAGAGGTATATAATTGAAGTACATTTGGAACAGCACTGGTTAAGGTTTTTATAGCTGATGTTCCTAAGGTAGATGCAGATATAATCTTATAATAAGGACCTATATAGCTAGTTGAACGATATATATTTACTGCTGTTACTCTTTTATTCCAGTTCGCAAGAGATGAACCCGTATCTAAAATAAAACTTCCCCTTGCTACCTTTTTGGCTGTTTCCACTGTTGAACCAGTATCACCAATAACACTTGCACTAAGCGGGGATTCTTGATTACCATCAAAAACTAACGAGTATTTATAATAATAAGTAGTTTCTGATAAATCTCTACCACCTAGAGCATCATCAAAGTTTCCATCAAAATCTGTATCCAACATAAACCAGTTATCACTATCAGCAGTTACCAATGGGTCGCTAATATGAGATGCAATTACATCTCGTGGTCTTGCTAAATCTGTATAAAAATTTGGGGTTCCTTCTTCCTCACTCCAAAAGAAATCTCTGTCAATATATTGATATATTCGTGGCTCATCTGTTAAACCACAAGGAAAGCGTAATTGTGAGTTATAATTAATTACCTTAACAATTTCATCATCAACAGTTATAGCACTCCCCCCTAAACATAGTGAATCGGCTGAATTAAAACTTATTTCTGTCCACGATGTTAAATTGGTTGAGTACCAAACGTTATCTAAGTTATCAATAGCAATCCAATAATAGTCTCCAGAAATCTTTGGATTATACCATCGAGTGATTGATATGAATGTTTTATTAGTGTCAACACCAGTAGTAGAACCTTTACGCTTATAAATTAATCCTAGCTTATCAAACTCAGCATTTACAAGCTCAGTACACGCATTGATAGATACCTCTTCTGCATCTGCTTGAGTAATTAATCCACCATTTAAAGGTATTTGTTGCATTATTATCTGCCTTTCGTGCCAATGGCTGGCTCTACTGCATATTTTTCATTTAATGTTTGTACCATATTTACAGCAGATTGGTATGCACTTGTTGCTCTACTTTCTTTTGCATCACTCCTCCATAATTGGGCCTCTGCAAAATTCAATACTATTTCTTGTAGGGCTATATTCAACTCACACTCTACGCTAGATGCAGTTAAATCAGTAGGACTTTTAATATACCAAATATCTATTAAAGTAGTTGTAGTAGGCTTAATATATATAGAATCTGCAAATACATATGCTACTGGAGATGTTGTATCACCAGACAAATATGAATTTTCTAAAACCTTAACATCACTAGGCTCAATCATTGTACACCAAACATCATTGCTCTCATCGTATACCCCAGTAATTCCATTTCCAAGCGGGTTTACATTTGAACCGAATGCAGTATCAAAAGTACACTTACCACTAGTAACAGTCTTATTTTCTGCAATAGTCTGTAGTTCAACTAGGTAGTGGCGATTAACCATTCCAGCCACTGTCTTTTGTGCAATATTCAACGCATCTAAAATCGCTGATTCAGTAAAAACACTTTTAGCTGGGTCCTCTAAGCGTAGGCCCATACTAGTAATCATATCGTTACCCGTCATTTTCTGTATCCTCTAATTGAGTTAAAACTTCTAAAGCACCTTGAGCCTTAATAAGCATTGTTTGATATTGGTTTATTTGAGCTTTTAAATTCTCAATAACCTCTGGGATTGATGGTTTACTTTTTTCTTTTAACTTCGTCTCTGCTTTTTTCATTCTTATTCCTTGTTAATTATTAAACTGGGTCTAGGGCTATCCAATACGCTGTGCCATTTATCCAAATCGGAAACCTATGTGTAAAGGTACTAGATGGGTCTGAGGCCATAGCAGTTGCATCAACATCCTCTTCTGCAAATATAGCTAACGTTGATAAGGTGTCAGTTCCAGTTCCAGCAGAATCTTTAGCACCTATATAAACTTGGTTATCTGTATGTGCACTGGGCTGTGTTCCATTTGCAATAGCAAGGTACGAAACAGCAGAGCCATCAAAGGTAGATGTGCCTACCCCTACATTTCCAGCCGAAGTGATAACCATTTTTGTATCTATAGTGGCATCAGTATAACTACCGTATAGCCCAAGGTGTAAATCAGTTGCATCATCCCAACCTATAACAGCATCGCTTTCTGTTTCTCCTATTCCAATCCTAAGAAATTCATCTGAATCCTCTGATATAAGAAGTTGTGCATTTGCACCTAATAAATGTAATAATTGGTCTGGAGCAGTATGGCTGGCTCCAATACCAACATTCCCACTCTCCCTTATAGTTAGTCTAACAGTGCCACCAGAAGTATCATCAGATGCCGTTAAAAATTCAAGTCTGCCGGGCATATCAGAGCTACTACCACCGCCCGTTCCGTCTACTCTACATCTTATGATTGCAGATGTATCATATTCTGTGCCGTTATAATTGTATCCTTGGAACGCAATATCACCAATAATTGTATTAAATGCTACGGGGTCACTTGATGTGCTATCCTTTCTCCTAATAAGAATATTTCCACCTTCATCAGCATCTGTAGCACTGGTATTTTCAATAATTACATTTGGGGTATTCCCAGTTGCGTTCGATATATGCAAATGTGCTTGTGGAGTTGATGCACCAATACCAAGGTAGCCAGTAGATAACCAAAGCGGTGATGCAGTTCCATCCCCATCTTTAACATTGACAGCAGAACCAGTTAAACCTCCATCAACGGCAAGTATATCACCTACACCAGCACTTATTGTTTTTGTATTTAAATTTGCCATTTTATACTCCTATACAGCATTTGCTTGTAAATTAATTGTGTAGCTGTTAAATCCACTCGCCATTGTGGGAGCAGTAATTTTATATGAATCAATTCTTTTGAAATATGTCGCATTCTGGGGACTTGTGTTTGAGAACGACATAGAACTCTCTGAAAATTTTACCCCATTTAAACAACCAAATCTGTTTGTAGATTGGTTTACTTCTGTAGTTGTACCATCACCATCATCTAAATAAATTTTACATCCGCTTGAATTAGAGCCACTTACAGTTATAATTGGCACTATAGTCTGCTCACTTAATAAATCTTCTAACTTGAATGTTATATCTGGAGTGCTATCTGAACCTAGTGAGTTAGATGTTATTGTGCACTCAAATTCTATAGGGTCCAAATCCAAATCAATAGACCCAGTTGAGGTATGACATAAAACATCATCCTCATCATAAACTTTTAAAGTAATTGTTTGTGAACCATAATCTGACAGATTCAATTCATCAGATGGAGTCCACGATATTGTATGCCGTGCAAATCTATCTTGTGGGCTATCAATGCCCTCCTCAGTTTTAACCGCAGAAGAATACTCCAATTTAGCAGTAACTTCATTAGAACTTGGAGTAACCTCAACAGCACGTAAATCAAACTCAGCAGTCACTTTTCCGTTTCTTTTATCGAAACCAAAAACAACATTCTGAACTTTTACATTCCCAGTAGTTGCAGTATATGTATAATCAAATGGCATTTATTCTCCCAATAAGGGAGCCCCGAAGAGCTCCCTTAAAAGTTTATACGGTTTTAGCTTAGTAACCAGTAGGTCCACCAACAAGTAAACCTTGCATACGTGGATTAGTACAAACTAACTGACCCATCCAGAAGATTCTAGCTTGAAGGCCATCCTTAGCTTCAAGAGCCTTAAAGTCTTCAAATGCAAAATTTCTCTTGCTATGAACTTTAAAGTCAAGATACTTAGTGTTCAAGAAGTACATATGCCCGGCTGGACAATGTGAATCAACTACTACAGATGCACCTTTAAATCGTAATGACTGGAATCCAGCATCAGCGATAGAGGCATCACCTTCAAAACGCTTGTTTCCTTGTAATGAAGACTCATAAGCATCATAGATAACTTGAGTTGTCACTATTAAATCCGGTTGGTCATTATCGATTGAACACGCACCATACATTTGAGTCATTTTCTTAACACCATCAGCTACACCATTAGTAGTAGATGTCCACTCAGTGAATGTTGGAGCTACATTATTAGCACCATCAGCAAGCATTGTTGAGAACGTACCAATCTGTGCATCCCACCAATGGTCAGAATCTGAATTAATACCACCTAAAGAGCGGTCATAACCACATACAGTATTATCGACATTGCCCGGAGCGTGGAACAACGAAGTATCGGTTGGAGTATCCATAAGGTCTGATACAGCAGAATAATCTCCACTAACAACAGTACCAGCACCATTAAGAGAAGTAATCCCTTGAGATACTGCTCCAGCATTAAACAACCCATCACCAATAAGGTCTTTAAATGTCTTCTCAGCATTGCTCATACGAGCTTTTAATACTGATAACACTTGTGATGCACCGGAGTTTACGAATTGCTCTTCACCAGATAAAACTATAGAGTTATATCCAGTCGCCCAATCCCACTCAGCTTTTTGAGCAATATTGCCCAATGTTTGGCCAGTATTACTCATACTACCGTGAGTTAACCATCCAGAGTTAGCACCAGCGTTCTCTGCATATTCTATTGGAGTTACAATTTTTGCACCACCGTCTAGTAACTCTGCATTTTTAAGCAGTTTGTGACATAGTACGTTGGAATTAAAAATATTATCCACTAGAATAGGCATAAATTTGTCTCTCGTCAATGCGGAGACAGTTGTTGATAAAGCCATTACTTTATCCTCTCTTTCTATTCAAAGTATTTTGCAATATCTGGGTCGGCCATTGAAACTTCCTTGAATGAGGTGTACTTCTTAGGAGATTTACTCTCCTTAGCACCAAACTCAGAATTTCCTACTATCTTCCCAGAATTGCGAGATTTATTATTAGCTAACTGTTTAAAGTGGGTAAGTTGGTCTTGTATAGCATCATATGACCACTCCTTAAAAGCAAGGTCTAGGTTAGGAATGCCATTCTGAACGAATCTCTCAGCATTCTCTTCTGCAAAATTTAGAAAATCCGCAGTCTTTTCATCCCCAAGTAAAGTTGGGTTACCTTCTTCTAAGTGGGTTAATTGATTGTCAAGAAAATCGACACGACCTTCCAGCACACGTTCAGATTCAACTCCCTCTAATGCCTCTAAGCGTTCCTCTAATTCAGATGGTACTTCACTTGTTGGCTCTTCAGCCACTGGTAATTCACCATCTAATCCAAGAGCTTTAAACGCTTCTGGGTCATCAAAAAAGAAATCCTTGATATGCTCACGGAACTCATCGTCTCCATTGATTTTCTCAGATAACTTATTCCACTGTGATAGTTTCTGAGCTTTTTCAGTGTTTGATTTTTGCCACTCAGATTTATTCTGAGAGTCATTCATCCACCCTTTGATAGTGTCGGCATCATAGCGTTCACCATCTATCTCAAACCTATCATCTACAACCTCAGTTTCATTTACTTCCGGAGAAGGTTCTTCTGTTGTTGTTTCTGGCTCTTCTGACATTGTAGTCTCTACAGCCTCTACGGGCACGGCTGGTATTCCAGCGTTGTCCAATTCTGATATTTCCTCTTGGGAAATTTCTACTTCGTTGTACTTATTCATTTAGACATCCTTTCGATTGGTCTATTGGTTTTACTAATTTTTACTATCTTGACACCTCAACGTGCTCAGCGTTAGTTCCAGTTTTTGTATATTTATAGAGTTTATTTTGGAAAATAAAACCCTTCATATCTGAACCACCACTAGCACGCCTTATGTTTGTCGCAAAAGTATTTTTATTTGAGGCTGGGTGGTCCTCAACAGTCACTCCTCTATAGGTTATAGCTCCAGTATGAACAACTTCTGGGTTAAAGTCTCCATACTTTGTATACAGACCTTTTGGATGAGGGCCTACCATACCAAACTTTGCTATATTCCTAACAGCTTTTGCTTTACTGCTTTTTGCTTTTTTATCATCTTTTGCCATTTGCAATTCCTTTTAGTTTCTCTTTTTTTGCTAACTTCTGTATATTAGGGTTATCGCTATTAAACGCACTAAGAATACATTTCTCAGTCACACCGTTATAGCCATTACTTTTACACCAACTACTTAGAGTTAAGTGCGTTTTCATCGGTTTGTCTGCCAATTCCACTTGTCTCCCTTTGTCTTAATAATGCATCCATAATCTCATCCTCATTGGTTGAGTTTTGAAGAGTATCCATTTCTGCTTGGAGCTGTTGTTGTTGCATTTGTTTTTGCTGAATAATACCCTCAAGAACATCTTTAGATATATCTTTTTGTGTCCATCTCCAAAACTGCTCTTGGTCTAATAAACCTAATTGAAGAAGGTCTATAGCTTGGTCAAATCTTGCTCCTCTGGATTCTGGTAATGAACTGCCCGGTATATATTTAAAGTCCATATCAAAATCAATATCATATGGAGCTATTGTGCGAAATCCATAACCACCATCATCTGTGGCAATCCTAATTGAAATAGCTTGCTCATAGTTTTGGTTTAGCATTTGAAGGGTTATCTTGTAAGCATCAATAATAGCATCGGTGCCAATTTCCCTTTCTTTTGCTCTTATAATTTGCTGAGATGCTTCTTGCAGTTGGCTTATAGCACGAGATGCTGTAACACCCTTTGGATTTCTTCCTTGGGTAATATCGTGAACTCCAGATACAGTGTCGGCAAGCTGAATCATACTCTCACTCATAGGTAAGGTAGATGCTGAAATATTCCCAGCACTCATTCTATCAATTCTTTCGTGTGGACCGTTTGTATAAAATATTTGGCCCGGTCTATCAGTTGGACGGTTCCCTTGAGTTTTAGCTAATGACTTACTCATTATAACTGCTGGGTTACCGTGCATTATAAGATTATCCATTCCTTGAGATAGTGCTATAGCTGAACCAGTAGCTAAAGACTCCACTACCTCTGGCTCACCTTTACCCCATACAGAATGGGCTGACTGGTAATTTTGGAACATAATAAGTGGTAAAAAGTCGTACGGGCTTTCTACATCTTGGAGGAGGACCTTACCAGCCCAAGTTGCCAGTCTCCACCCATCCTTAGTTCTATAAAAAGACTCTTTAAGGAGAGCTTGGCCTCCACGATAATCAGAGCCCTCTTTTCTATCTAAAGGAGATACTGCATCTAATTCGGCAAGGTTAACCTTATCGGTAGCGTATTTATCGCTAAATTTAATAAAAGATTTATACTCATTTATCTTGCCCTCTGCCCCTACTCTCTTGCCATATAAATCATAAATATCATCTACATATGTTGGAGTAGCAAAAATTACACACTGTGCATTTTGTAGGTTTGTAGCTAATGGGTCTATAAATACTGTATAAGGGTCAGTTACACTATAATCAATATCACCGTCTTGCATTGTAATTTTTATAAAGCCATTTCCAAAAATTAAACCATCTCTCTTCATCATAGCTACAGCTCTTTGAAATTTAGCCCCTTCCATTATAGACTCAACAGCCTCTTGAGCCATTTTCGCTGAATCTACTTGCTCCTCTCTTTTTGGCATAATATCCACTGCTGGTGCACGGTCAGTTAATATGGCGAACATAGTTTCCACGATTGAGTGTATAATGTTAGGCTCAATGCGGGTCTTGTATTTAGGAAGATTGAAAGGCTTTAATATATCTCCAGCATAAAGCTCCTCATTACGCCTCCATCTAGGGATACGTCCTTTGCGAGCCTCTTTAGCTGATTGAAACATCTTCTCTAATTCATTTAACTTTTTGAGGTCACCCTTCTCATAATCTTTCATATCTACTTCTGGATATTTAGCCATTACTCTTGGTTCCCCGGTATATTTCCGCTATTATATTCATAATCTTCTTCCTTTTTAGGTTTCTTCTTTAAGTGCACATACCCCATCTCCATCATTCCTATATGGTCTTCATATGTGTTCGCCTTATACCCTTTGCCAGTCTTAGGGTCATACATCATATGAGGCTTGAAATTTTTCTTACCTCTTTTTGCTTTTAACATTGATATAGCTTTTTTCACCTACTAGCTCCAATTATATGTCCAACCTTCTGGGTTGGGGTTTATCAGTTTCTCGTATTCAATCTCATCCTTACTCTTTGCCTTAACCTCCACTGGGCTTTGACTATGAGTTAATGCATACCGAGTCGCATCTAAAATATGGTCCTCTAAAGTAGTATCTAAATCTTCGGGACGCTTTTCATCAAAAATCATATCTGGGATAGTCCTTATTAAGTTTGGACACGTTCCCTCTAATACATAAAAATTCGGCTCTGTTTTCTCATCCCAGTGCATCTTCTGAGATAAGTTTCTCCATCCGTTAACACGGTCATTATTAGCTGGAGCTAAATTTGGGACTAAACTGCTATCTGGTCCCATTATAGCTCTTGCAATACTTTGGTCAGCGTACATTGGCGATTCTGGTTTTCTCCACGACATTGGGTTTCTTGTCCACATAGACGGGTCACCTAGTGCCATTGTTATCTCCTCACCTTGAGAATGCTTGGCTATTAATTCGCCCCATTCTTGAGGATGTTTCTCAGTGCCATATAACTCCCGATAACAAAGAACCTTCCCTTTAGGGGTAACCTCAACCCAAATAGCACCAAACGGTGCACTATATCCCCAGTCAATACCAATATATCTGTGGTTTAATGGAGAACCAAAGCCAAGCTCTTTTGATTTACCTCTTGAGATGACGTGTTTCTTAGGCTCCCATTCAGAGAAATATTGCCCAGCAAAAACATCCCAATCTCCTAGCTTCCACGCTTTCATTAACGGCTCCGGAAGTGACTCAAGGAACTTAACATACGCTGGGTCAGCCTTCATTAATGTTGGATTATCCTCTATCGTAGCTGGAATAAATACTCTCCTCCTACCACTTATGGGGTCCTTAAAGGCCTTGTTAGGGTCAGACTTGCCAATCTTAAACCTCTTTTTCAACCACTGATGACCCGGACCACCGGGATTTGCAGTTAAAAAGATTTGTGGTTTAACACTGCCAACAGAACGAACCGAACTCACTAATTTCAAATAACTTTCTTCGGTGGGTATTTGTCCCACCTCTTCAATTAACAATCTATTTATATTCCACCCTTGAAAGGCTGTATACGCATTTTCATCCTTTAGATGTCCGGTGTATATCTTTGCCCCCGATGGAAAGTGGAAGACTGTAGGCTTTCCAGATACCTTTGCATTGGTGTAGAGTTGTACTGCCCTATCAAGCCAATTACGAAGGTCACTATGATTCCGCCTAATAACGAGACCAACAAAAGTAGGGTCGTGAACAGCTTTAAGCATCCATACAATCCCAGCATCACTTTTTCCACCACCTCTTGCCCCACCATACAATATCTCATATGTGTTCTCATTTATAGATAATGCAAGTGTTTGTGGTCCTTCGTGTGGTTTCCATAAAGCCTCATTCTTCAAAAAGAAAAAACCCTAATAAGGCTTCTTAGTTTGCTTAGGGGGAAGATGTTGACCATACCTTCTTGACTTTTCACGAAATTTCATTGCCTCATCAGCAGTAAGCCATCTTGAGCCATACTTTTTAACTTCCTTACCAGCCTTATTGTAAGTTTTGTTGGCAATCTTCTTTAGTTTCTCTTTTTTGACATCTATCGACATTTAAAATCCTTTACTTATCGCCCTCAAAAAGCGAAAATCCTATTAAAAAAAATATTATAAACCCAAGTACAAACATAGTGGCCAAAGGGCTTATCATATATCACTTATCTCTTTTTTTTCTTGTAGTCTGTATCACTCTTATCGTACTCATCATATGTTGTTGCTTGTACGCTACTGAAATCTGGGTCTATAAATTTATTACCCTTTTTCTTCCTCGCCTTCTCAATCTCTCGCCTACGAGACAACATCCCTACAATATTAGTAACATCGGTTTTATCACGTAAACCGCCCCCCTTGTACCGTGGCCCAACGCTTTCAAATAAGTCCACCTCCCGTTTCTTTCCCGAAACATTAGCCACCGCCTTTTGTGCCATTCTTCTTGCTACAAAATCGGATAAGCCTTTCTTCCTACCCTCTTTGTATAACTTGTCATACATAGCCTTCTGTTTATCTGTCATAACTATCCTTTGTTTTGGGGAAATACCCCTTTGTTAATCAAATATATGTTTGAGGCATATATATACCTATTCGTCAGCTCGATGCCCCGTCTCCTCGGAAATCATAATCACAAGGTACCCGTGCATTGCTGTTCTGTACCACGAAATCTGCCCCACTGCCCCACCATAATTATTACCTTGAAGGTAGTTGTTTATAAGGGTGTAACTAGTCTGCATCTTCTACATCTTGTTGTGATGGTAAGTAGATAAGATTACTGTCTCCATCTGTATCCACTCGCATCTCAGTAGCTTTTAATAGTGGTACGAATCTCTCTGTAATTAACTTAGCACAGCTCATTGCGTCTTTGTGTGGCTTGTCCTCAGTTAATGTACTTGCTACATCAAATATCTTATTAATAACCTCAGATGCTTTCTTATGCTCCCTAAATACATCTACCATAGCTAGGCCAGACTTAGGTCTACCCGCTTTATTCCCAGATTCACCCTTTAAAAGTTGACCGTTACTTCTGCGTTTAGGCTTGTTTTCAGCTTGTTTTTTTAGTATACTATTACGCTCTTCGTCTGTGAGGTTTCTCTTCGCTTTCTTACCGTTTTTAGTGATTATATCCATATTAGTTATACATCTTCTTTAAAATCTTATTAACTTTACCTTTAAGTTTCTTATTTCCATTGATACCAGCACCTCTAACTAATCCCTTCTGGAATCCTTGGTCAAATGCTTCACCAATCCCTTGGTCTAGTATAAACCTTACTCTAGGTACTTTGGTTAGTACCCATATTATAGCTCTGTCGTATAATGATGGTGTTGGTTTAGTTTGGGAGTGTTTCATCTTCTAGGTCTTCTTGTTCTAGTTCTTGTATATAGTCATCGTAAGTATCGTAGTTATAGGAATCTGGTATAAGTTCATTCAGTTCGTCTTCTTCTGGTGAATCTTCTGGCGGGTCTGTTATAATCCTCACACCCATTTTAAATGTATTAGCTCCGAGTCTAAATGCAAATGCAGTTATCCCAGAGCCAAGCAATAAACCAAATATGAAATAAATAGTAGTATTCACCATCGATATTATAATACTTAAATGCTGTATTTTGTTGCCTCGTTCCGTGCAGAGTTAAAATAATTTAAACTTTTTGTTGCATTGAATATATAAACCGTTTTAACTTTCCAGTAGCAACGATGCTAAATAACTTAATGATTGGAGAATCAAATGAAGAATAAAAGAAAATCTACTAAAGAAATAATGCAAATGGTAACTGACATTGTAATTGATGGACTTAACAATGAAATTGTCCCTTGGATTAAACCTTGGACTGGTGGAGACAGTAGACCGTACAATCTATCAAGTAAGACATTTTACAATGGTACTAATGTATGGTTGCTAACAGCTGTTCAAATGAAGAAGGGATTTACTACCAATGCTTGGTTAACTTACCAAGGAGCTAAAAAGCTAGGTGGGTCTGTTCGTAAGGGTGAGAAGGGTTCACCAGTTATATTCTGGAAGTTTCTAAAAAAAGAGCAAACCTTAGACAATGGAGATATTGTTGAGGAGACTATACCGTTCTTGAGATACCATTCTGTATTTAATGTTGACCAGTGTGATGGGATTGAAGTTACTCCAGAGGACTTACCCGAATGTGACCCTATTCAAGATGCAGTAGATGTTATTGACAGTTATGTAGATAGGGAAGAGCCGTTGACATTTAATGAAGTATTTGGTAGCCGTGCCTACTACTCCCCAAGTGATGACCAAATAGTAGTTCCAAAGATAGAACAAGCAGTCAAGAAAGCTATTGAGATAGGTCAGACAGAATCTGATGGTAAGCAACATCATTATTCTACTTGCTTTCACGAGATGGTTCACTCAACTGGTCATAAGGACAGATTAAATAGAGACTCTTTAACTGGCAATAGTTATTTTGGTTCACACGAATACTCAAAGGAAGAGTTGGTAGCAGAGATGGGTTCAGCAATCTTATGTCAGTCTGTTGGGATGACCTCAGAGCGAGTAATGGAAAATACTACTGCTTATTGTAAGGGATGGGCTAAGAAGTTAAAAGACCAACCAAGCTGGATTGTATGGGCTGGAAATCGTGCTGAGAAAGCAGTTAACTATATATTGGAAGGGGGTAACTAGGTCAATAGGATTAACGCCCCTAAGGCGTACAGAGCTTAAATTGTCGATAAATTAGGGTGCTTTGCTGATGAGACAGCCCATAAACGAAAATCGGAGAATCAAATGAAAAAATATCAAAACAATGCGTTGATGTGCGGTATATTCGCAGAGCAACAAAACTCTGGAGAGAGTCTACTTGAATGCGTTCTTAACCTTGGTTATAATGCTTGGCAAGAAAATAGTGCCAAGTATCCTCACGGGTGTTTATCTGATGAGAGTTGGAATTATTCTGATATGCTTGATTTTGTTGAAGAAAAGTATGGAAAATTTGCTCGACTTATTATTCAAGTGGGCAAGTGCCATCAGCAGATAGGTAATGGTGGTCTTAGTCAATATTGGGATAATGACTATGCTACTGACGGATTGCACGAGAGAATGTGTGAACTATGGGATGAATGTATCCCTCGTGAAAAAGAAACTGCTACTGCGAGTAAGTTTAGAACCGCTATCAATGCTTATAGTACCACCATTAGAAATCAAAGCTATGCTTATTGGGGTGGTTCTGATTCAAAAGTTGAGGACAGAATCTATGACAACTGTCCTTTTGACTTCCTTACTGATAGAATCAGATGTATGATTTATGATGTTAAATATGGCAGTTCGCTTGATAAGGTTACAAGTGGCAGAACGATTTTTGATGACCCTATTGACGATGATGGTAACATATCAATAAAATGGGGTCGAGAGGATGTTCGTGGTGTCGCTGATAAGGATTTTCCCGATGATAACCTAACCGATGATGAGGTTGATAGTGTGTTGTACTATATGTATAACAAGCACGATGCCTCGTTGGGTGTTAATTGGGATACTATCGATTTCTGGATTAGTGAGGTAATATCAGAGAGATAGTCGAAACGCTTGAGGGAGCGACATCCCTCACTCTAATGCAACCACAAGGTGTGTCGGTGACAAGTCCGTATAAATGCAGAGTCGAGTTTAACTTAAAAGGAGAATCAAATGAATAAGAATGTAAGAAAAGAATATGAAAAGATAGGATTTTTTGCTGAAGGAAAACTTACAGAAGGTAAAGTAAAATTTAATGATGTAAAATCAGGAACTAAAATTGATTATGGTATGGGAACAATATATCAAGTTGTGAAAAATGATGGTAGAAGAATTTATATGACTTTGAGAAATGCTGGTAGATTTGGTGGTTTATTTGCACCTAAAACTGATATGGATAAATCTTCTTATGAAAGTCAAGTTAAGGTTAGACTTATTAAGAATGTAGTAACTGCTGAAGAACAAGCAGATGCAGAGAATGTGTCTGAAGAAACTATACTTGCTAAAAAAGTTAGTAGATTAAAAGAGATGGGATATAAAATAACCAAAGAGGGAGAAGTGTAATGAAAATATTAAATGTAAAGCCTACAGAGTGGTATAATGTAATGGGTATGCAATTAAATGGCTCAACATATTTAGACCATAAAGTAGATACTAAATTAATAGCCTTACTTAATGATGAATTTGATTCAGTATGTGATATGCCTTATGATATTATTATGAGTATATGTTCTGAATTTGGAGATGATTTTCATATTGAGGAATGGATTAAAAATATAGAAGCATTTTATGGTAGAGATTTAACAATGGCTGAAATTGAAAGTTGTATTGAATCCTATAATGATTATCAAATAATAGACCAATACGGTCTTCCAATAGCTATGATGAGGAGGTAGTGTAGATGGGTAGCTTAAAAATTACTTACGATTGGTTAAAGGCAGACGAAAAGTCATTGTGTAATGATTGCGATGACCTATCAGTAAGGAGGGTTAAGTATCCTAAGCTAAAACCTATAACAGTGTGTAATACTTGCTATTATAAATACTATAGTAAGTTTATAGAAAACTATTAAAAGGAGAATCGGATGATATGGATGCGTAATGGGTGTCTTTATGATGAAAATATAAGGACGGCTTTAGAATTAATTGATAAGAATATGATTCTAATCAAAAAGCAATTAGCGGAATCAAAAAAACAATCTAAAATATTAGATAAATATATAAAAACTATAAAGGAGAAAAGCAATGGTTGAGTCAGTAGATTTACCTAAAGAGATTTGTGCTAAAAGTGGTGCAAGTGCTAATGAACTTAAAGAGCTAAGACTGGAGCTAGGATTTAATCAAGAGCAGATGGCTAAAGCATTAGGGCTTTCTGGGAAGAATTATATATCTATGCTAGAGAGTGGGAGATATAAGTTTACTCCGTCTGTGTGTAAGTGTATAGAGTATATAAGAGTCTTAGTAGGATTAGGATATAAAATCAAGCTGTAGTTCTTACAGATTAACTTTTAAATAGGAGAAGTGGTATACTTATGAGATACTTTAGAATGGAAACTACTGAGTTACACGAGGTTAAGAAGGTTGTGTTTATTGAGGCTGACACCAAAGCTGAGGCTATTAAATATGCTAAACGCAATGAGCGGGTTGATGCAGAGTCAGACGAAAATACGGGGCATATAGCTAAAATCAAAGTTGATATGGTTGAGGAAATAATCCCTAACCCACACCGATAAACTTAGTTACTCTCAATCATACTTAAAGCTCTTTCAAGGGGATACTCGTGGAAGAGCTTTTTGTTTATAGTCATCTTCCAGAGGTTTGCCTCAGCCAGAGGAAACCAAGCTACAGCTTTTTTATCTAACCAGACTAGTGCGAATAAATCAATCTCATCATCATAAGGTCTGTTTAAAGAATTTCTTTTTGATACATTAAATTTAACACTATCTAAGTTTAGTGTGTAGTTGGATGATTTAACTTGTACCTTCCTTAGTTTCCCATAGTCAAGCACAAGGTCGTACGGAGAATCTTCTGTGGTCATATAACATCTTACACCATTAATGAATGCATCGCTACAAGCTATATGTTCTCCAGATGTTCCTTGCATTTTAGCATTCATTTTCTCTCACTATATCTTCAATTCTACTTCCAGACAAATGATATTCTTTACCTATAAGGTCTAGTCTCTTTCGATAAGTTAATTCAGTGTGCATCTTTAATGCATACCACATAGTGCATATCTCTGCATTACGGATAGCATCATCAATTAATTCACCTATACGAGATTTTTGAAGATTCATTGTGTTGAACTTTGCTTTACTCATATACTACCTCACAAAATAGTTTACATCCAGTACACCAATATCTTTCATAATGAGTTCTGGTTATTGTTTTTCTTACCTCAGCATTACAGCACTTACTAATAGGCTCTTTATTTGCCCAATTTTTACTGTCCACATATATAATGGCTACAGCTAGTATTAACCAGCAAACAAATATACTTTTCATTGACTCTACATTCATAGGTTCTCCAGACTAGTAAACTCTTCCCATATAGTTTTCATACTTTCTTTAGGAGAAAGATGTCCTTCTTTTAGGGCTTTGCTTTTTTGTTTATAAAATGATTCTAATTTTAATCGGTAATCTACACTGTCAATGGGGGTTCCTTTTATGGTTGGATTCCTCGTGGCGAATATTTCTAGTCGCTCTGATGTACCAGCTCCCCATAGCTCATCAATTCTATCATTAAGGGGTTTATTAATTCCCATACCCCATTTATTATGACATCCCCTACATTGAGCTATTGAGTTGCGTTCATCCCATCTTAAAAATAAATTATTTCTGGATACTTTATGAGACCAGTCTAATGTCTTGCTTATAGTAGATAGCTTATGGCATCCACAAGTCCTACAATGGTCTTCATCACGGAGTTTAATGTATTCTCGGACTGCATTGTCCAATCTAACTTTCATACGCTTTTTGGTGGGTTTATTTCTTGCCAAAAATTTTATTCAATCTATTTGTTATTTCTGGGTTAGTCCATCCCGGCAATCTCTGCCTATCTCCCTTGCCAACCTCTCTATGCTTTTCCCAACCATCTACATATCTACGGTCTTTTGGTTTGCAAGATTTTTTAGCTTGTCTTTTAGCGTTTTCTTCTTTTTTATGTACAGCTTTATCGCTCAACCTTTTCCTCAGAATCCCTCCCTTCCTCTATAAGAGAAAGCTCATTCTTATAGTAGTCTCTTTGTCTGGTTAGTCTATCTATAATCTCATTTAATTTTTTTACTGAACCATCGTCTTTTTTATTTATTCTTAATCTATGTTCTTCCATTTAACTCCTAAAGTTGTGGGGGAAGTCCTCACTCTTCCCCCTAGAATCATCTGGTCAACCAGACAATCATTTGAAAAATTAGTGCCCATAATAATAAGGATAGCACAAATAAAATTATCCAAGCAAATAGTTTACTCAACATCAGCCTTAACAGACTCTATTTCATCTCTAAACTTATCTACCACATCTGGAATAAAATGACTAAATGCATTAATTACATCTAAAGACATTTCAAAAAGTTTCTCATATAATTTTACACGGTTTTGGAGGAGCTTGATTTGCTCCCCCAATTTCCTATTCTCATTTACAAGATGTTCCATTAGAAAGGTATCTCTTCCTCATTGCTTACCTTCTTGCCAAAGGTTATTAAATTACCCTTGTCATCATAAGGCTTGTATGATGGCTTGTTTGAATCATAATGATTGGTAACCAATTCATTTATTGTATCACGATGCTCTACTGGAAACCATACCATATCTTCATATTTAATTGTTTTACCATCTTTATTAACATAAGGTGTTTTAAGCTCTTTGCTTGGAGATACTACAAATATACCATTCTCTCCATCAATAACCTTACACTCTTTAATACCAAACCCCATAACCTCAACTGTACAAGTTGCTTTTACTTTAGGTGATTGAGTCCAGTTTACATTACTCATTTGAGTTATCTTTATCATTTTGCCCATCTTCCTTTTTTAACGATTAATGCCATAACAGAATAATTAGCAAGGTCAATTAATGTGTCCTCTATACTCTCATTATTTGGCTTTTGATTGTTACGCAATAAATTCATCAATCTCTGGAGCTTATCATTCATACGAATTGATAGTGCCAGTAGTGAAAAATCTATTTCTTCTTGTGTTTCAAGGGACTGTCCCATTGAAATATTTTGTGGACCGTAGTCTAATTGTTTTTTTGCAAATAACTCATACATCTCTATATATATTTCATTAAATGCTTTAGTGGTTTGTGGATACTTTTGTTCTATCTTTGATACTTCGCTCATTTTATTGCTACCCTTCTCTCGTCTGCTGTTTTTATTGAATGACATATTCTGCATAATAATCGACACTTCATTATCTCAGCAAATATAACATCCCAGCTCCTAGCTTGAGATGCCAGATTAGATATACATCCAATTTTATCGTGCTGATGGTCAAAGTCTAATGTAGATGGATAATCGGGATTAGTATATCCACACATTTGACAAAAATTACTCATCTTTATTTCATCTATTTTATTATATCTATCAGCCCTATTTCTTCTACGGTTATACCTATCTTTTGGGTTGTATTTATATTTACGCATCTTTAAATATAATATCTATGTGTTTAAATTTATTTGATGGTATTTTTTCTACTACCTTAATGTCATATTTATTTCTG